ATGACGTTTATGATTGGAATGAAGTTGGTATCCGTAGTGTTGATGATTTCGGTATTATTGGTGCTAGTGTTGATGCAGTACGTATTGCTAAAAACAAAGGATCAGTTTATGGTCGTTTAGGTAACTTTATCAGTGAACCTGCACGTAAGTTTGCCATTAGTACACCAGGTGGTGTTGAACAAGTTACTGTTGGTCTTGCTAAACAACTTAAAGATGCTGATCGTTATCGTGTTGATGCAGCAGATTGGGCAATTAGTTTTGATGAAATTCAAGAGCAAGGTGATAACCTAGTACTTGAATTGTTTGACCCTACTGTTGGTGTAGATGAAATCCGTAAGATTCTTGATCCTGTTATTGTAAAGAATGAGTTTGGTGTAGAAACATTAACTGATGAAGGCTATGCTGGTATCTTTAGGATGATTGATGATCAAGCTAAAGCATTTACTGGTATGGATATTGCAAAAGCACAAGCTTATAGTGCTACGTCAATCTCCGGTCAAATTGCTGATCTATCTGAAGGTATTAGGCTTAACCGAGGCTCAGCTGCTGTAGATCAAGCTAAAGAACAAATCCGTGATAATCTTGCATATCTACAACAACTACAAGGAACCACTAAGTATTACTTAGATAAGAAACGTGGTATTATGCGTTTAGGTGAGCGTGTTCGTGCATTTGGTAAGACACCAGAACAACTAACAAAAGAAATCCAAGAGCAAGCACCACAAGCTTTACGTATTATTCAAGACGAAAGTGATCGGTTTACCCAAAGCTGGCAGTATTTAGAAGAAAATAACCCAGAAGTTCTTGATTCATTTCTTGAGTTATATGAACTTAGTGATGGTAAGATTAATAGCATCACTAAAATGAATGAAGATATTCTTAATAGCTTTACTCGTTGGCGTCCACTTATTGATAATGCTCCTGATGCACCTAATATTTTAGATCAAGCTGTTAGAGCTAATTTCTTTAATTCTATTTTGTCTTCTGTTGGTACAGCAGGCAGAGCTTTATATGGTAACTTAAGTGGTTTGGTTGCAGAACCAGTATCTTATTTTGCAGGCTCTATGCTACGTAAAGATCTTAAATCCGTACAACGTGGTTGGATGGCTTATAGTGCTATCTTAGATACACAGATGAAAGCCTTGCCTTATGCTGGTAAGTTGTTCATGAAAGCATCTCAAAACCCTAACAGTGTGGCAGGTGCAACTAGGTTAGACTTAGTAATTAAGAATGAAAAGAAACTAGCACAATACAAAAACATCGCTAGAGTAGAAGCAGATAAAGGTAATTACGGTTTTAAATTTCTTGTAGATCAATACGAAAATTTACAAGCAATGGCAGCTGACCCTGTATTTAGGATTACACCAAATCTATTTACTGGATTTGATGGTTTTACCAGTGCTAACTTAGCTAATGCTACTGCACGTTTCCGTGCTATGGATGAACTAGAACGTCTTGGAAAAGAAGCAACACCTGATAATATTAAAAAGATTGCCAATAAAGAATATGATAGTATGTTCGATGAGAACGGTATTATTGTAGATGAAGCAGTTAAGTATAATACAGGAGAGATTGCTTTAAACCTTGATACTGGTTTAAATACTCAACTGAATGGTCTTTTACAAGAAATACCTGGACTAAGACCTTTTATCATGTTCCCTGGAACTATGGCAAATATGGTTAGAGTAGCTGATGATTATCTTCCTGCACCTTTACGTTCATTCCAACGTGATGTAAATGAACTAGCTTATACGTCAGTTGAAACATTTATGGAACAACCTGAATTAGTAGAAAAGATCCTTACTAATCGTGGTTATAAATTAACTCAAATGGATGAAACAGCAAGGCTAAATGCTATTGTAGATCTTAAAAATAAAACACTAGGTAAAAAAGCAATTGGTACGTTTGTCACTTCTTTAGCTATTGGTTCTGTTATTAAAGATAAACTATTTGGTGATGGTTTGTTTAGTATGACAGGAGACGGTAGTGTTGATAGACAACTACAAAGATCACGTACTAAAAACAGTAATTGGAAAGGTCGGTCAATTATTGGACCTGATGGAGTTAGGTTTACATATGATGAATTACTTGGTCCTGGATTAAGTAATTGGGTTGCTACTGTAGCTAACATTGCTGATAACTTTGATATGCTTGGTGAAGCAGCAACAGAGAATTTATTTCAAAAAGCAGCTTTTATACTTGCAGCTGGTTTAACTGATCAAGCTGGTTTGTCTGCTTTACGTCCTCTTGTAGAGACTTTAAGTGGTAATCAATTTGCTGCAACTACTTTTGCAACAGGTCAAATAAATTCACTTGGACCTTTAGGTGGTTTACGCAATGAATTTGGTAAGATTATTGATGGTGGACTTAAGGATCTTAATAATGATATAGTAAGTAACTTAAAAAACCGTAACCAATTACTTGGTGTCTTAGATCCTGCTAACCGGCTACCTACTGTAATTAGTCCTGTTACAGGTGAAGCACCAAATAAATATACAATGCTACAACGTATCTTTAATTCTTATTCACCAGTTAAAGTACATCCTGCAATGTCTAAAGAAGAAGAGTTTCTTTATGATATTGAGTATGATGTATCTAGTGCATTTAAGAAACGTAATGGTGTTGATTTGCTTAATACTGAACGTGCTGAACTTAACAGCCTTATGGGTAAAAGAGGTTATTTTAGAGATGAAATAAAAAATATTATGCGTACAGCTGAAGCACGCAATACTATTAATGAACTAAAAGAAGCACGAAGACAAGGTATTTCTTCTAAACAGGTACCTATCGGTAAATACGATCAAATCTTTATGATGATAGATGCAGCATTGAAAAATGCAGAAGAATGGGCCTTTAATGATCTAGAATCACCAGTACGTCTTTCTATTGAACAACGCATCATGGAAAAACAACTAGCTGGTCAAAGAGCTGAACAAGGTTTAATGCCTGGAGTAGATAGAACACTTAACATTCGGTACTAAAAAATCATGGCAACAACTGAGAATAATTATACAGGAGATGGGACAACAACAAGTTATAGTTTTTCATTTCCTTACATAAAAAAAGAAGACGTAAAAGTTACCTTAAATGATATAGGTACGACTGCTTTCACAATTAATGATAACACGCCAACACAAGTAGATTTTACTGTAGCACCAGCAAACGGCGCTGCTATTCGTATTTATCGAGAGACTGATACAACAGCTACATCTTCAACATTCTTCCCAGGTTCAGCTATTAGAGCACAAGACTTAAATAGAAATTTTGAACAATCTCTTTTTATTGGACAAGAAGAAGAAAATAAAATCCAAGATGTTATATCTGGTGGTATTGCTGATGGTTCTGTTACTACTGCTAAAATAGCTAATGATGCAGTTACTGCTGATAAACTAGCACCGGGTGCAGTTTCAGTTGCAGATGGCTCTATTACTGAAGTTAAACTATCAAATGGTGCTGTTACTACTAATAAAGTAGCTGATGGTGCTGTTACTACTAATAAAGTAGCTGATGGTGCTGTTACTACTAATAAAGTAGCTGATGGTGCTGTTACAACTGCTAAATTAGATACTTCAGTAACAAACTTATTTAATGATTATCTACCTTTAGCAGGTGGAACAATGGTTGACAGCATCACATTTGCTGCTGATCAAACATTTCCAAATATACTAGCTAATACGCAAACATCTGCATATACTTTAGTTGCATCAGATGCTGGTAAACATATTAACATTACAAATGGTGGTGTTACTGTACCTAGTGGTGTGTTTAGTGTTGGTGATGCTATCAGCATTTTTAATAATAGTACTAATGACCAAACTATTACACAAGGTGGTAGCGTAACACTAAGACAAGCAGGAACAATAAACACAGGTAATCGTACATTAGCTCGATATGGACTAGCAACTATTCTTTGTGTTGCTTCTAATGTTTTTGTTATTATTGGTAGTGGGTTAACTTAATGATACATCAATTGCTTTTTAGTTCAGAAGTTTCACTAGCAGGGCAAGAAACATTTACATCACCGATTAATGCTACAAGTTCTAGTATTTTTAGTTGGGTCGTTCCTTCTGGAGTAACAACTATTTGTGCAGTCTGTGTGGGTGGTGGTGGCGCTGGAGGCCAAACCACCAGCAGTACTGCTTCACCAGGTGGCGGTGGTGGCGGACTTGCTTATCGAAATAATATTCCGGTTACTCCTGGTGAAACATTAAGTGTTCAAGCTGGTGTCGGAGGTTATTATGGTGTACCATCTGCATCCGCCGATGGGGGAGACAGTGGTATTCAAAGGGGATCAACTGTTTTAGTAGGTTGCACTGGCGGACAAGGTGGCATACCTGGACAATCATCCAGTGGAGGACAAGGTGGAGCATCCCTTTCACCTCAATGGGGTGGAGGTAATGGTGGCGATTGGCCTTATGCAACAAATCAAAGCTCCGCATCCTATGGTGGCGGCGGCGGTGCAGGAGGATATAGTGGTAACGGTGGAAAAGGAGGTATTGTTAATCAGATTGGTGGCGCCCCAATTGCTGCTGATTCAAATAGTGGTGCTGGTGGCGGCGGTTATGCTAGTCCAAGTATAGGAGGCGGCGGCGGCGGTGTTGGTCTTCTCGGACAAGGTAGCGACGGTATTGCAGGTACTTCTTCTAGCGTTGGTGGAGGAGGTGGTTCCAGCGGTACAAATGGTCTATCTACTGCAACTTCTAACAATAAAACTCAAGCAACCGGAGGTTTATACGGCGGTGGCGGTTTTGGTCGCCCTAGCGGAAACCCTGGTGCAGGTGGCCAAGGTGCTGTAAGAATTATTTGGGGAGAAGGGAGAGCATTTCCTTCTACTAATACAGCTGACGTTTAAACAACTTTATTTATCATGATTACTTTAATTCGTCCAATTCTATTTTCATTTTTACAGTCTGAAAAAGTTAAACTACTTATTGTAGATATGCTTACTAAACTTGCTGAGTCAACCGATAATGACATCGATGATAAAGCAGTTGAATTTATTCGTAACGGTCTATTTCCTAATAAATAATGATTGAAGCAGGGGTATCAGCTCTTATTGGAGCTATTGCAGCAGGTGCTGCTTTAACAAATCGTATACACAATAGAATATCGGCTTTGGATAGACGTGTTGATACCTTTGAATTAAGTGTTGCACAAGATTATGTATCTAAAGCTGATCTTTCAATAATGGTGCAACGTATGGAGGATCATATGATCCGCATTGAAAACAAATTAGATCAAATTGTATTGAGAAATGGCTAACAAGAAAGCAACCGAAGACCAATTCAATGAGTTGCACAATTTAGTTACCAAAGAACTCCTTAATCGGATTAAAAGTGGTGAAGCTACAACACAAGATATAAAGGCAGCGATAGAGTGGCTTGTCAAAAACGACATTAGTGGTGTTGCTGTTCAAGGTAACCCACTAGATAAACTAGCTAACCTAATGCCAACTGTTGACCCTGAACTTGTAAAACGGAGACTTTATGGTACGAAGCTCTAACTATAGCGGTCCAAAATACGCTAATGGTAACTATAAATCATATCAAAAGAAATATGATTCAAGTGCATTACAGATCTCTAAACGGTCTGCATTAAATAAAGAAAACCGTAAACGTGGAACCTACGGTAACGGTGATGGCAAGGATGTATCCCACAGAAAAAATGGAAAGACATTCCTCGAAGCAGCATCAAAAAACAGAGCACGTAAAGGACGCGCATGACCCCACTACTTCCTACCCCTAACGATTACCTATTTAACTTGATAGCTATGACTTCTTCCGACGCCAAAAGACTTTGGAGAACATCTATTAAGGAACACTTTGACCATACTTGTATCTATTGCGGAAAAACTTATGACCTTAGTCAATTATCTATCGATCATGTTCATCCTCGCGCTCGTGGCGGAGAGGATGTCGCAACAAATGTTGTATGCGCCTGTACCAGATGTAATCAGGATAAAGGAAGTACACCCGTCCTTAGTTGGATGAGAGACAAATTTGGAGTTAATAGACTCCGTGAAAAACTAATTATGGAGTATATTAATTAATTATGCCTGAAAGCACTTTATCATGGGTTGATTACCAAAAAGCTGCTAAAAAAATTAAAAAACTTAAACCTAAAACTACGCCTCAATCTATAATTAAACAAATAGGTTCTCCTGTTAAAAACGGTAAAATAATACGCATTACTTCTGACGGAGAAGGTGGTATAAAAGAAAGAAACGTAAAAGCTCAAACCAAACGTGAACGTCTTCGTCAAAGAAGATTAAGGATTCAAACAGGTAAATTATCTAAAGAAGATGCTTTAAAATCTCGTGAATTAAAAACTAAATTTAGAGAAGGTGGTAATGAAGCTGATCATATAGTTGAAAGTTGGTTGCTTGGTTCTCAATTAGAACGTATAGAAGCTAAAGGCGGTATGCCTGCTGTTGAACAGGCTTTAGATACATTAAAAAAATCAGGCTATCAACTAGGTAATATGCCTGGTAATTTACAACAACTTTCTCCTGAAGAAAATAAAGAAAAATACACTCAAACTAAAAGCTTACAGAATTATTTAGGTTCTAGAGAAAGTTTAGGTCAATCACCATCAGCTCGGCGTGTTGATCTATTTCAAACAGGCTATACACCACCTACATTAGGCGGGTTTCAACAACAAGAACCTGAACTTATTCTTACAAAAGGAGGTATTAGATACAATCCACCTAAACTGCAACCTGCTCAACCTGTTCAACTACCAAAGACACCTCCTACACCTAAAGTTGATATGAGCCCTTCTGTAATGGAAACTGTATCAGACGTAGTAGAAACAGCTACACCTTATGTAGTTGGTGCAGGTGCAGCAGTATTAGGAGTTGGTTTAAATATATTAAAAGGTGGTGCTAGTTTGTTATTCAACGCTCCTGGCCCCTAGAAGCCCTCCTAACCCCCTACACGCTAGATTCTACCTATGAACACTTTAGACCTCCTTAGAGACGATTTTAAGCTATTCCTAAAAGCCTCTACAAGCCCTCCTAACCCCTAAATGACAAAGAACAAGAATTCATCAACTACTTTGAGCCAGCCCTCAACATTAAATCTACTACAGGACGACTTCAAGCTATTCCTACAAGCATTATGGAGTGAACTAGATCTACCAAACCCTACACGTGCTCAATATGCAATTGCTGATTACCTTCAACATGGTCCAAAGCGTTTACAGATCCAAGCATTTAGGGGAGTTGGTAAGAGCTGGATTACTGGTGCTTTTGTTCTTTGGACTTTATTTAATAACCCCGAAAAGAAAATAATGATTATATCTGCTTCTAAAGAACGAGCAGATAACATGTCAATCTTCCTACAAAAATTAATCATTGAAACACCCTGGTTGGGTCATTTGCGCCCTAAATCTGATGACTCCCGTTGGAGTCGTATCTCCTTTGATGTGGCTTGCTCCCCTCACCAAGCTCCTTCTGTTAAATCAGTCGGTATTACTGGTCAGCTTACCGGTAGTCGTGCTGACCTGATGATCCTGGATGACATCGAAGTCCCAGGAAATAGTATGACAGAATTTATGAGGGAAAAGCTTCTACAATTATGTACTGAAGCTGAATCTATCCTTACTCCCAAGAATGATAGTCGTATTATGTTCTTAGGTACACCTCAGACAACATTTACCGTCTATCGTAAGCTAGCTGAGAGAGCCTACAAGCCCTTTGTTTGGCCTGCTAGGTATCCTAGGAAGGTTTCACAATACGAAGGCCA